GAGATCATTGCGAATTTGTTGATGCAATTCAGATTGTTCTTTTAAATGATGTTTTTTACCAATATCATCATGCATAATCTCTTGAATAACTTTTTTTTCTTGAAGATTTGAGTAATCTGTTATGAGTTTATTTGTACCCCACATTTGGTACATGTAGTCTTGGTCTCTATCAACTGGTAAATTGGACATTTTAGCTCCTGTTTTAACTGAATAAAACAGAACTTTTATAAAGGAGGTTGCTATCTCCTTATTTCTATTTAACGTTCGACCTCTCTGAGCATATAAGAGTCAGAATCTAAGTATTTTAATATTTCTAAGGCAATTAAACGAGGATTTCCTTCTCCACAAGTGTAAACATCCACTGCCAAACAACCATTTTCTGGCCAAGTATGACATGAAACATGACTTTCTGACAATGCAATCACCACAGTACACCCTTGTGGCAAAAAACAATGTGAAAAAGTATTCAGAATGGTCATTTTTGCACGTTGAATGCCTTTAATCATGACGTTTTGTAGAGAATTTACGTCATTAATCAGATCAAAATCAACATCATACACCTCTAGGAGCAGGTGTTTGCCCATTGAAAACTGTTCCAACTCAATTTTTTCCAAAAAATTTATTTATTTCATAAAAAAATGACCCAAATTGGGTCATTTAGTATTATTTTTATCCTTTACCCTGACCTCTGTACTTCTTACGTGCTCCATTGCGAGACGAAGCGGCGTATTTAGTTCCATTTCCGTCTCCTTGACGAGACTTTTTCGGTGGTCCAGGACTATAAGAACTATGCTTATTCAATCCGCCTTTTGCTTTTACTGCCATATATTGTCCTCTAGTAAAATTTCAGTTTCAATATCAGATGGATTTGGAGAACCTGTCTGATAATACTCAATTGACAGATCTTCCATAGTATCAAAGTACTCTTCCTCTGTGAGAGAAGTATAAATTCTTCTCCCTTTGCAGAGAATATTATACCGTTCGTTAGCCATTCTATCAGATAATTCTTGATTTTTCGTGCCCAACTCTGATACGAGGATCGCACCAGATTTCAAAGCCTGCTTCCTTAGCATCCAAACAGAAAGATACGTCTTCTCCACACATATCTTGAACATCACCAGATTCAAAGACTTGCATTTTAGGTGCAAACCAAGGATACTTCATTTCAGAGTGTTCAAAAACTCCGTGCTTAATTAGAAGCCATCCAAAACCTGTATAATCTACAGTGAAAGGTCTGCGACGCTTTGAGATACTTTCAAGTGTTTCATGATTCATAACACCGCCATTGTTGCGGAAATCATCTTCTTCCAACCAGTGTGCAACAGAAGTTGTATGACCGTCTTCGGTGCAATACCAACCTGCAGCAATGTCCTTATCCATTAGAACAAGTTGCCAGAAATTTTCAGTGGTAAACACAATATCACTATCAATCCATAATTGATAATCATATTTTAATTTACCGTCCCAGGGAATCTGATTCGGTCCTCGCAGAACATTCGCACCTAAGCACTTGCATCTTGCAAAGTTTACCATTGATGAATAATCTTGCGAGATTTGAATGTTTGCTCCGTTTTGTACAAGATCAAAACAAAGTTGTACAAAATTCTTCAAATAGGTGTAAGAAACACCACGTCCAGGAAGACAGAAAACAACTGACTTGCCTCTGATCATTTCCCTTGCTAGATTGTAGTCCCATTCTTCTTGTGATTTATTCACAACGGGGGCTTTTGCTTTAACTGTAAATCCTTTAGCCATAAAGATAAGTTGTTTACTTCAGTATCATACAATATTATGTAGCAGTTGTCAATCAGTCTCTATCTGATAGAATAACTTCATTACCTTCGAGTACGATTTTAATTTCCGTATCTTCGTACCAAGAAAGTTCATTAATAATCTGTTCTGGAATTACGATATAATACTCTCCAGTAATTGGATCGACTTTAACGGGCTCGAAAATATCTCCGGAATTTTTTCTCATTTTTGTATAATATTCAACCTTTTGATAACATTATATATTCTCCGGAATTTTTTGATTAGAGAGATATTGAGAGGTCGATCTGGGTCGTTTATAGCTTATGGGGACCCATCGAATTTATAACGCGGTCGCGCTAGGGGGCAACCGCCATCAATACCCTGCCCAACACGAACGACTGCCCCCCACGAACGCAGGGGGCAGGGGGCAGGGTCAGAAGCGGACTGCCAGATCAGAATGCCCGACGCGCTGCATCAGACGATCGCGGGCGGCGGCGATACGGTCGGCGCGATGCTGTGCCTTGGCGTTGGCGATGGCGCTATCCAGATCAGCGACCATCGCCTTGCCGATGCCGCCGACAGCGTTCAGGGTCAGACCAGCGCCGACGCAGCGATCACCCGAACCCTGAGAACGCCCACGCGATGTGAGGGTGTGGTCGCCGTCATCAGCACGAACAGTCTGCACACCGCCAGAGGTGCCATGAGACTGAGACCCACGCATCCAGGTCTCACCCTTACGGGGACCGCGACGGGGAAGGCGGGTGATGGTGTAGGTCATGGGGTGGGGTGGTAAACTGAGAGAATTGTAGCAGGTCGGCAGTGGGGGTCAACCCCACTGCGCTTGCCGAACGTCGTTGCGGTGTGCCTCAGCATACTGGGCGGCGATGGCGGTAGCGGGCACACCCCAGTGAATGTAGGCGGCGGGGCGGGATCCGTTCTTCAGTTGATCAGCGCGGGAGATCCATTTGATCTGGCGGGTCTCCAGGTCAGAGCACATGCAGAGGGGGAAGCGCATCGGGTGTCGTTTGAACTGAGAGTATTGTAGACCCCCCACCCGCGTCAGCAGGCAGGGGGTGGACGGTTTTAGAATTGGATCGCTTCGAAGTGGGCAGCGGCATCCGCGATGTTCTCCTGCTCAATCCCATCCACAAGGGTCTCCAGGATCTGCAGGATCTCATCCCCATTGCTGCCACGGCGGAGCAGGGAGATGGCAAGGTTAGCGGTCATGATGGAAGGAAAGTAAAAGGTCAAAGGGTAGAAGGGTCAGGCGGCGATCAGGACATCATCCTCCCAGCGGGCGGAGCTCAGGATCTCATCGTAGATCCGATCCGCGACCTGATCAACGTAGCGGCGCTCATCTGCCTTCATAATGGCGGCGCGGCACTGGGCAGCGATCTCATCAATGCTGAGGGCGCGGTCGGTGGCGGGGTTGTAGCGCATGGGTCGTTTGCGGTTGACTTTAGAATTCTAAGGGGTCAGGGGGTCGGGTCTGACCCCCACTGTGCCAGTTGATCAATCGGCATAGAGGCGCTGGAAGTCATCCACAAACTCCCGTGCCTGATCGCCGCTCATCTGGGAGATCATCTCACGGGCGACGGTCTCCCAGGAGAAGTCGTCTGCCAGATCATAGATGGCGGACCGTGCCTGAGAGGCGGTCAGTTCGGAGGCGGTGATCTGAGCGTAGGTCATGGGTTGGTTGGTTGAACTGAGAGTATTGTAAGGGGTCAGGGGTGCTCAGTATGCCAGGAGTGTGCGGTTTGCCCACTGTCCACGGCTCAGGTCGCGGTTGAACAGCAGGGGCAGCATGTCACGGCGGCGGCAGGGATAACCTGCAACGCTGCCCGACTGCCACTTAACGATCGCGGTACGGGTCAGGGGCGACAGGATGATGGCATCACAAGCGGAGCTGCCCTGGCAGTCTACGTTAAGGAAAACGGGCAGGTGATCCAGGAGGAAGTTCAGCATGGTGGGGTTGTTTGCTGTTGAGAGTATTGTAGGGGGTTGGGGGGTCAGAATCCTGCCTGCTGTTCCAGTTCGTCAAGTGGCACACGGTTCCAGGCACTGAACAGGGTGACATGATCCAGAACGCGCCCCATCGTCTCAGGACCAGTCTGGGGGTCGTCCAGGACCTGATCCATGCCGATGCTCATCAGGCGGTGGATCACGGCGTAGGTCTCCTGGCTGATGGTGATCTCCATAGGGGTCCGTTGCGGTTGAGAGTATTGTAGGGGGTGGCACCCCTCAGAACGCCACCAGCTGGTCCAGATCCCATTGCGGCACAGTCTGAACGGTGCCGCCACAGTTCTTCCGCAGCCAGGCATTGACATGCTTGGTGGTGGTGGTGCTCCATTTGAAGGCGGTACGCATCCAACCCTTACCAGGCACAATAGCGGCGACGGGTTGATCATAGGAGAACAGGATGCAGGTCCCGTCTGCCAGGGTCACCTCAGTTTGGTTGCTGCCGACTTGCTGGACTTTCATGGTGGGGTCGTTTGAACTGAGATCAGTATAAGGGGTCAGCGGTGCCCTTTGGGGCAGGGAGTGGACAGTGCCTCAGGTGTCCTCATCCTCCCCCAGAATGAACCCATCAACCCATCCTGCTGTGTATCCGTCATCTTTGGTGAACAGGCGGATCTTAAGAAGTTTGGCGATTGCAAAGGGCAAACCGATCACCAGGGCTCCAGGGATGAGAATGGCAAGCAGTTCGGTCATGGGGTTCCTTTGAACTGAGAGTATTGTAGCGGGTCAGCGGGCGATCAGGTCGCCTGCAGTGTACAGTGCCTGAGCTGTCACAGTGCGGACGGGACGGATCGGTTCCCAGAGCAACCACAGCAGCAGAGCACCAACGGTCAGGCGGAGCATGGTAGCACGGTGAAAGTCAGCGGAGCGGGAGCGGGTCAGGGATCGCATCAGGGTGCCAGGTGAGCAGGGGAACCGCAGGAGCGATAGAAGTCTACCATGCGCTCCGCTTCCTCCAGGGTGGGGAACCATTGCGACCGCCACTCACAGGCATTGTAGGGGACCTGGTAGCGGACTTCGTAGCGGGTCAGTGCCATGGGGTTCGTTTGAACTGAGATCAGTATAAGGGGTCAGGGTGCCAGGTCTACGGGGTGTGTGCCAGTTCAAAAGGTGGCACAGGGTGGCTGGTCAGGGGGTGCTGAGGATCTATACTAAGGTCACAAGCGAAGGAGGGGCGGGGTAGCCCTGAGGACGAAAAAGGTCGTCACGGGAGCAGCCTTGAATTAAAAAGGGAAGCATAAAAAGGGGGGCGTCACCGCCACCCCAGGAAGGTGGCAGGGTTGCCGTAGTCTCCGATCACGATGCCATTGTGGCGGACCTCAGCGTACCCGTACTCCTCCGACAGGGAGTAGCACAGATCCCAGGCACGGTCCTCATCGGTGGTGGTGTTCTCCCAGGGAGCGGAGGGGCAGATCACGTCGTAGCGGGTCATGGGTCGTTTCGTTTGGTATGCCTTAGTATTGCACCGATTCAGGCGATCCACAAGGGGGGTTGTGCCAGTCTCTCAACTGGCACACTGAAAGCGTCCGCTGTTGAAGTTAGCGTTACTGAAGACCTCACGATTCACGAGTTTGAACATACCAAACTCATTGGTCATGACATAACCTTCTGCATCGATTCTGTTGCCGTAGAGATAAGCAGCAGGACCATCATTGCGGCAGAGGAACAGGCAGTCATCTTTGATCGACTTCACCAATGCCCACAGACGCAGCAGGTTAGCATCACATTCAAAGTCATCAGGATTCACTTCTTCACCAGCACGAATGCAGGCGTTGATTTGCTGTTTGATCTTTGCCGCTTCTTTATCAGAAACAAACTCACAGGCAGTAGACATTTGACGGGCAAAGTTGCAGACCTCTTCAACATCAGCGAAGGACATTTGACCGTGCAGAATGTATGCTTCAGGTTGCACGAACAGAACATCATCATCACTCTGCAGATTAACCATCAGAGGTTCTGCCCAACTGTCACGAAGATCATCATTTGCCTCATAAACAGTGTGGGGAGCGATGATGATGTGTTGAGAAACAATCTCAGGGAACTTGTAAGTAAGCGTGTTCGGAGTGTATTCATCAGATCCACCAAACCCGATAAAATCACCCTGAATGATAGAGTCAGTACGGGGCAGATAATCAAAGCACGAATGAAGAATGTTGGCAACTTCGCCCTGATAGAAGAGATCAATCTCCTCATGATTGTGAGCGATACGAATCTTTTTCTTGTTGAACACTGCTTTAGTGCCCACGAAGAACGTACCAGTTGCAGGATCAATCCCCCACACGATTGCAGGAGCACCATCAATTTTGACGCTCAACTTGCCGCGAGCAGTGAACCAATCCAGGCACGAAAGATCACCCGTCAGGATGGTATCTTCGGGGTGTTCGAGGTGTGTGTTTTTCATACTGTTAGTATTGCACGGATTGGGGGGTATCGCAACCCCCCTTGTGCCACTTGTTCAACTGTCCTCCAGCAGATCGGGATAGTAAGACTCAACCTCAGAAATCAGTTCCTCATCAGTATAACTGGTGAGATTTTCTTCCATCTGATCACCAACAATCTGCAGCAAATCTTTGGTGCTCATGTTGTCAAGCAAACGGTCAATGTATGCTTCAACCAGTGCTTCACGATCGAAAGTGTTAGTCATCAGTCGTTGGTGGGGTGATTTACAATTTGGTCTTCAATTTGGTTCGCAAGTTCTTCCATCCACTCACGAACTTCATCATCTTCGTATTGTGCATTGTCCCGCACAATACGCATCAGGAACTCAATTTGTTCATCATCGAAATGATACTCTTTGAGAACTTCAGTCATTTGTTCCTCCGATAACGGTCAGAAGCAGTAGGGTCGGGATCATAAAGTCCACCACCAGCACGATCATCCAGGTAGAACATAACACCAAAGGTGGCAAGAATAATGCCACCAACGATTGCAGTAATCATCAGTAATCGTAGTTAGCGTTCAGGTACTCATTGACATCGAACTTTTCATCTTTCAGTTCAGGAATGTCAAGGTCAAAAATCTCACCGGGCATGTCTTGGATTTCAGACCAGAGTTCATCAAACATGGTGTGTCTCTCAGGGACGAATGTAATTTATCAGGGAGGCAGCACGAACGCAACCCCCCTTGTGCCACTTATGCAACTGTCACACTCACCTCTTTAATATTCAAACCCATCAACTGGTTTGTGACACGATTGCACACAACTTCGGTAGGATTCTTGACTCTGGACTTCTCATACCAAAAAGTTACACAACCGTCATAAGTTTCGACACGAACTTTAACTTCAGTCATGGTGGGAATTTGTGTCAACGAATGCAATGTAAACCAGCACGTGGCAGATATCAAGGGGTCTTGTGCCAGTTTCACAATTGGTTGCATTCTCAATAACGAAGGTCTTATTGAGAATCAATAAGTACTATTAATTGAGAATAAGGACCAATATTCGAACTGGCACATTACTCGAACGGATCGAATTCTTTTACCCTACAATGGACATCTTCCCCAGGTTCGAGTTGTAATACCTCACGCCAATCGATATTATCTAGATCTAGGTCATCATAACACATGAGATCTAGTGTAACCTGTACAATACGCTTTTGTGTTACAGACATGATTCTCGTAGTGTGTGTACTAGATTATATCATGCATAATGACGATATGCAAGCGATTCGTAGTCTTGCCCATCTCGTGCATAATCCTCGTCGAGATCTTGTGTATACTCGTCGAGCCT